CGAGCACTTCACTGTGAATACTCAACAGCTTGGCGGCAGTGTCCCAAGTAGTGGATGGTTGACTATCAACGGTGTTTCAAAATTAAAACAAATTGCTTTGTATCACCAGAGTGGTAGTTCTTCAGTAGAATTGTTTGCGGTAGAAGTTGATGGATCTATATTGACTGATGGTGGTTCTAGCACGGGAACAGTTCTTCTCACAGCACAAGGAACTACGATGACTGATGCTAGTGATAGCAACCATACTATTACTACTGGTGGTAATGCTGCTATTGGTTCTGAGTTCTTTAATGTCACCCACAACTCTGGTGGTGGATACTGGACATTTGATGGAACGGATGATTACATCAGTGGATCATCTCCAATTCTTTTCGGAACTGATACTGGATCAATTGAAGCATGGATCAGCACAGTAGATACAAGCACACCAGGCGGAGCAGTTTATTCAGAAAGTCAACCTGGAGATAACACATACTGGGGACACCTTAGAATTCATGGTGGCAAACCAAGATTTGTCATTGATGACGACAGTGTTATTCCAGAAATAGAAGCAAACGTTACAGTATCAGATGGAGCTTGGCATCACATAGTTGTTACTGGTGATGGATCTAATTATGCAATGTATGTTGATGGAGTATCATATACACCATCATATATTAATGGATCTGGATACAAGTGGTTTAATGACACCCCTGGACTTACAACATATACTATTGGTGCTTTGGAGAGAGCATCTATTGGAAATTATTTCACTGGTGCTATTGGTGAAGTTCGTATCTATCCAAGAGCTCTAACAGCAGCAGCAGTTTTTCAGAACTACAACGCTACCAAGTCTAGGTTTGGACTGGGTGCAGCAAGTACCAACCCAGGTTTGACTTCTACAAGAACACCGTAGATAAATAGATAGAGCATAAAATATCCAAGGAACATAGGTAATGGCAAGGAAAACTATTCAGAGTAACTATTATCTCTTTGATGCTTCGGCGCGTGAGGTTATCATCCCTGGTGGCGTTCAGCGAGAGAACCTAATTCTTATCACCAACGTTACCGATAACAAGGTAATCTATAACTTCTCTGATCCTGAACTGACTGCTACTACCTATAGTATTCAGACTGATATTAGAAACGTCACGACGACTAGAGTTGTCTTGTCATATGATACAACTGGAATGTCTGACACGGACCAGTTGCAGATTGTTGTTGATGACTTTGAAGAGGTTGTAAAACCAGCAGAGACATACTACGATGCTGTTAACAAACAGAGAGTTGCTCAACCACAGTCTCAGATTGATACCGACTTTGAATATGGTACACAGGGAACCAAGTGGGAATCTGTTGCTCTGATTAACAACAACCCATTTGCATATAAGTCTGAGGATAACATTGTTATTACTGACGTTCAGGTAACAACAAATAGCAGAACTGTTACAGTATCTGTTCAAACTTCTGGTGACAGACCAGCAGCAGGTGAAGCAATTTACATGCAAGATACTTTATTCCCTGGTGCTAACGGTGTCTTTATTGTTGATAGCACTTCTGGATCAAACGATTTTACTTACACTGCCAAGTATGAATGGACTGCTGGTGCAGGAACTATTTGGGATAGTGCTAGAACTGCTTTGTATGCTGGTATTCATTACAGTGGATCTGAGATTGGTGGAACTGTAACTCTATCTACACCAGCTGCTGGTGTCATGTCTGCATCTGTACAAGTAGACACTACACAAGCTCATGGTCTTGAGGTTGGTAACGAGATTGCTATTGCAGGATCTGCTGGTACAAACGTAAACGGATCTTGGATTGTTGCTAGAGTAGAAAGTCCAACTCGTTTCTATTATTTTCCAACTGCAGCACCTACGGGATCTGTTGGAACAGGAACTATCAAACTGTATCCTAGACCACAGGGTAACTCAATCCACAGAGCATTCGATGGTGGTGTTAAGTTCTCTACTAACAGTTTCTCTAAAAACCAACAGGCAATCAGACAGACAAAACGTTACTTCCGTTATCAGTCTGGTAAGGGTGTGTCATTCTCTACTGGTTCTATTCTTGAACCAGCAATTCCAAACATCGATAGCATCACAGCATCTGGTACAACTGTAACTGTCGTATCTTCTGAGGCACATAATGTAACTAGAGACACCACTGTTGACGTTCGTAACTGTGGAGACAATAACTACAACGGACAATATGCAGTCAGTAATGTTGTTGATCCATTCACATTCCAATATATTGCTTCTAGTGCTCCTACAGAAACAACTGCTTCTGGTGAGTACACTGTAACTCCTATCAATTCTTATGGAACTAATCTTGAAATTGGTATGATGGACCAGCAAAATGGTCTCTTCTTCCGTTGGGCAAGTGGTATTTTAAGTGTTGTTCGTAGAACATCTACATTCCAGTTGTCTGGTAGAGTGTCAGTAGCAAATGGTAGCACCTTGGTTTCCAGTTGGACTGGTCCAAATGGACAGGGAACTAAGTTCTCCAAGCAGTTGAAGCCTGGTGATTATGTTGTTATCCGTGGTTCTTCTTATCGCGTTGATGGTATCATTTCTGATACTCAAATGGTTATCTTCCCTGACTATCGTGGACCAAGTGCAAACGCTGTCCCTGTAACTAAGACTGTAGAAACCGAGTGGAAGCAGACAGACTGGAACATTGATCGTTGCGATGGTACTGGTAAGACAGGTTATAACCTAGACCCAACCAAGATGCAGATGTTCTACATGGACTACTCTTGGTATGGTGCAGGTTTCATCCGTTGGGGATTCCGTGCTCTGAATGGTGACGTTATTTACGCTCACAAGATTCCTAACAACAACCAGAACGCTGAAGCATATATGAGATCAGGTAACCTACCTGCTCGTTATGAAGTGAATACGATTGCATCATCTACAACAACTACGAAGACTCTTTCTTCTGGTGAGACAACAATGTATGTTGCTGAAGCTCCTACCAAGTTCCCAACATCAGGAACACTTCGTGTTAAGTCATCTACCAGTGCTACTGCTGGAGCACAGGAGTATGTAAACTATACTGGCAAGACTGAGTTTATCCAAGATGTTATCAGTGTAGACGCTGGTAATGTTATTACAGTTGCATCTACAACTGGACTTGCTCCTGGTTGTCAGCAGACAATTGTGTTTGACGTACCATTCTCAAACATCAGTGCAAACAAGACATACTTTATTGCTACTGTTCCATCATCAACCACTTTCCAAATTACTGATGTTCAGGGTAGTTCCACTGGTCTTACTCTAACTCAGCAAGTTGGATCTGCATTGTCTCCACTTGCTCGTGCTCAGTCTGGTGCATTTACTGGTCTTACTAGAGAAGGAGCGGGTGCCACTGGTAGAAACTTGACCATGGTAGCTGGTCAATCTTCTGGTACTGTCAGTAGTGCAGCTGGTATTCAGAAAGGACAAAGAGTCATTGGTAGTGACGTTCCAGCAGATACTTTTGTCCACTCTATTTCTGGAACAAATATTGTTCTTAGTAAAGCAGTTACTAGTGCAAACCCAACTGGTATTACATTCTCCCCTCTTGGCGCAGGGTCTGCACAGACATTCACTTACAGTGCTACTCAACCAACTAGTGTTGAATTGATCTCTGCTACATCTGTCCCTGATATTTCACACTGGGGTTCTTCTGTTATCATGGATGGCAGACTAGATGAGGACCGAGCATATGTTTACACCGTTGGTACGAAAACTCAGCGTAATATTTCTTCTGGTCAAACCAGAGCGATCCTTGCTCTGCGTGTAGCACCATCTATTGACAATGGCATCCAAGGTAACTTTGGTTCTAGAGAACTAATCAATAGAATGCAGTTGGTTCTTCGTCAAGTTGACATCTCTGCTACTGGTAAGTTCTTCGTCGAACTAGTATTGAATCCAAGACCAGATGTTAACAACACATGGTTGCCTGTAGGTGGTACATCTCTTGCACAATATTCAGTTCTTTCAACAAACACTGATCTACTAGGTGGAGAAGTTATCTTCGGTTTCTATGCTGATAATGATGTTAAGTCTTACGACCTTGCTGATGTTAAAGAAATCTCCAACTCTATTTTAGGTGGTGGATTTGATAACTATAATACATCTACTGCACCTAACCCAACTGGTATTTTCCCTGATGGACCTGAGGTTCTGGCGGTTCGTGTTACCAACATTGCTGGTGGCAACAGATCAGTTGACGCTCGCTTCTCCTGGACAGAGGCACAGGCATAAATAGAGGAGCCTTGCTACTCTATTATGGCGGAAGATAAATCCAAAGTTGTAGAGAAGGAAGACCAGGATGATGATAAAAGTGAAGTGCTCGGTAACCTTGTAAAGGTTGTCGTTCTTATTTGGTCTGCTTCTCTTCTTACATTCAGTTACGTTAGACTTCCAAACGGTCAGAAAATTTTAGATTTCGACCCAACTTTTATCGCATCCGTGTTCTCTGGATCTTTAGCTGCGTTCGGACTGTCTCCTGCTAAAGCAGGTGGCGCTAGAAAAGCACCCGAGATCAAGAAGAAAGAAGAATCAACCGAACCCAAGGTGTAATCATGCAAAAAGTAATTAATGTTCTAGCAGTTCTATCGTTCTTAGGAACTGCTAGTATTATTGGTGGTGGAGTTTATGTCTACCTCCAGAAAGATGCACTAATTGAAAGCGCAAAAGAAAAGGTAGCTAAGGCAGCAGCAGAAGCAATTGCAGGAGCACTTCCTGGCATGATGGACTCTGCCATGCCTGAGTTGCCTGAAGTAACTGGTCCAGCAGTCCCCGCTATGCCATCAATGCCATGAACCTCTTTAACAGCAACGAAGAACAACAACCTGAAGTCCATACACCAGAACTAAAGAAGGAAAAACCGTCTACGTTCAAGATCTTCATTGGCACAGTTGGTGCTTTGTTTGCTGTATCACACATAGGTTTAGTTGGTTATCTAATGAGACAACCATATCAGATTCCTAGCATCAACATTCCAAAGGGTGACTATTCATCCTATGAGTTGAACGCAGGACCTGATGGTTACTCAGTCAAGTATAAAGCAAACGATCCAGCTATCTTAGAATCAGATAGATCCCTGGAACTAGATAAGAATAAGCGTGGATTGTTTGGACCTACTACGGAGATACGTAGAGAATTTCGCCGTGACCAATACACTATGGATGGTGTCCGTAATATTGGAGGTAGCGTCTCAGACGCTGAGGGAAAGTCCCTTGCAAAAACCGAAGAGTGTATACGGGCGGACGCTGGCGCACGGTCTCAAGGTGCGATGGCGGGAACAGCAATTAGTGCTGGTCTCGTAGTCCCAGCAGTCTCTAGCATCCCTTACGTTGGATGGTTAGCAGGTGGTTGGGCATTGCTCTTAGGACAGCAAGCAGGTGAGTCTATTGGATCTGAAATTGGTAGTACATTTAATGATTGTTAATGGAAATCCCTGATATTCAAATCAAGGGTGGGAATATTGATATCATCCGTATCCCCTTCACCCCTGATTATTTGTTAGAACCACCCCAAGCATTACAAATACAACCACCAATTACAAATCAGATTGGTGTGCCTATTGTTGACATCCCTGGGTGTGTTGAGGCACACGATGTGGATGAGAATAACATGCTGGAAGGAGATGATCCTAAAGGTGTGAAGACTTTTTGTGATGGTCAGGTGCCATCGTTCAATCCTATTGACTATAACAAAGATGAGTTGCAGTTTACAGGAGAGGCACAGGTGCCCCCTGTACGCCCTCCAGAGGCACCTGAAGTAGAGTCACCTGAAATACCTAAGAAGACTAACACAGCGGAAGTAAAGTGTCCTACAGAGGCACAAGAACTCAAGGAACCCATCGGCACGTTAGTAGAGAATGGAACAAAGAAAATAGTTGAGTATAGACTGGTCGGAAAAGAATGTATACCAGTCAAAGAAGAAATTAGGATCCCAGATCAAATCGTTCAGGCGATCCCAAGTGCAGGAGCTATCACAACTACAGGTGGCATTGCTGTTGTCGCTACAACATCTGCTCTATTAGCAAAACCGCTGGCAGACTTAGTGCTCAAGGCAGTCAAACCAACGGTCAAGAAAGTTATTAAAAAGATTGCTGCTATTCGTGGGAAGAGTGTTCCCGTCCAGTCGTTAAAGGACCGCCAAGCTGAGCAGCGTTTGAGGAACCACGCGATTCGGAAGTTGAAGGGGAAGGAATAGAATGAACGTGTGGTGTGATATAGTTTTTACCAACCACTTGTACATCAGCACAGATACGAGCATACTTTGTGCCAGGAACAAAGCGGATTCCAGCCTTTAATAATTCTCCACAATTCTTAAGTCTAGCGATCTCAAAATCTAATCTCTTATTAGCATTTTGTTGTTGCATCAATGCAATGTTTGCAGCAGCTGCTTCTTTACATAGTGCTTGTAGTTTTTTATCCTGTGGTGTAGACCATGTAGCAGAGAAACCTACAGAGATATTATAGTTATCTTTCTGTCCAGTTCTTGTAGGAACGAAGTATAATATGTCCCCAGGATTGTTTAAATTACCATCGTCATCGGTAGTCATATCATAGACAGGACTATCCCAGTAATCTTCATATGGTTTTTGCATTGAAGCAGAACCAGTTACAAAGGGAGTGAAGTTTACAGTGGGACCCTGACACTGTATTCCTGCCCCATAAGTATTAGTGATATATGGACCTTGTAATACCTGGATTGCCTGATTAGTCACTGAGCCTGAGCTATTCGCCACTGGAGCTGCAGTTGCTGATACACCACCAACAGTTTCTGCATTGACTGGAGATGCAAATAGTAATGCAATTACTGCTGGAAGATACTTGTAGTGTCCGTGACGCTTGTTACCTCGGTCACCCTGTTTATAATTGTGTGATTGCTTAAACCAGGACCTGAGTAGGTTTCGCTGAACTGGAACGCTGCTCCTGGTGTTGTTTGTACAAAGGATGGTTTGCTTGTTACTCCTGTCCATGATGATGTCACGCCATTAATAGTTACATTGTTGCTACCTGTCGAAGGGGACAGGTTCCCACTTGCAGTCACTCCAGAACCAGTTGCAGAGTATTGATACCCTGTGTTATAGTCCATCGAGTTGATTGTTTCAGTTATCTTTGATGTCGTCTCTGTGTGGCTCGTCATTGAGCCCTGTGTGAAGTTTGGGACCACGGGGACCGCCTGGGCAGCGGCAGCAGTAACTAAGACTGCCACCGCACTTATCGCAGTAGATGTGATTGTCTTTCCAAAACGGATCATTACGTGGGTCCTCAGTCAATTACAGTGATCTCACTTACGAATTGTCCTGTAGCACTTGTACCAGCTCCACCTGCGGTCACGGTAAGGGCACCTCCAGTAGTTACTGTACCTGCTAGAGTATCTTTTGTACCTGCAGAGTAAGAAGTAACTGAGGAGAAGTTTGGATTAGCACCTACTGTTGCAGCACTAGTTGGTACAGCATCAC